ATGTTAACTGGATTGATTTTACACGGACTTATTCAAGTGCAAGCCAGTTACTTGATGATGGATTTGATAGCACAGACGATGCTTATATTGCAGCACTTTCAGCGTTTTCACAGAATCCTAGTCCAACACAAATAAAAATAGGCCGTCAACAAGTCGATAGCGTTGGCATCTCTATTGATACCGTAATTGACAATACGGATTACGACATGACGGTTGCAGGTGAATTGTTTTCGTTTGATTCTGGAGCAGCTACGACAGCGGAAATTATAGCCGCTGGTTTGGTTTCATTAATCGGCTTAAGTAGTATTCCAATCACGCCAACGGATAACCTTGATGGGACGTTTACGCTTTTAGCCGATGTTTCAGGTGATCCTTACGCGGTTTCAATTGTTCAGCATTATAAAACCGTTGGCTTCAGTAGGGTTAATTGCTAGTGCCTTAGCCGCGATACAACAGGCCGATCCTGACTGGTACGCCTTAGTGATTACTCAAAGAGATGCAACAAATGTCACTGATACAGCGGCATGGATTGAGGCAGAAATAAAAATATTTTTATCATCTTCAAACGATGCTGAAATATTAAACCCTATTAGTACGACAGACATTGCTTACACGTTAAATGCGGCGGCTTATGAGCGTTCAGGTATTTTATTTTCAAACGACTATTTAAAATATCCAGAAGCGGCATGGTTCGGAAAACAATTACCAACGGACGCGGGTTCATCAACATGGATGTTTAAAACGTTGGCCGGTATTACGTTTGATAGTTTAACCGATACGCAAAGTCAGGCAGCACGGGCGAAAGAGGCTAACACCTATGAAAAGATTGGTGGGGTTAATATTACCCGCGAAGGAACAATGGCGAATGGTGAATATATTGATATCGTTCGAGGTGTTGACCAACTTCAAGCGACAATGACAGAAAATATATTTTCCTTGCTTGTTAATTCGCCAAAAGTTCCATTTACCGACGGCGGTATTGCTGCGGTTGAATCGGCTATGCGTTCGGCTCTTACTGCAAGTCAAGATTCTGGATTTTTGGCGCTTGATCCACCTTATGTTGTTTCGGTTCCGCTTGCGGCTAATGTCTCAAGTGCTGATAAGGTCGCACGTTATTTGCGGAATTTAATATTTTCCGCAACCTTAGCCGGTGCAATTCATAAAACGAAGGTCGAGGGAACGGTTTCCGTTTAATTTATTAATCCACTTTTTAAACATGGAGGTTTAAAAAAATGGCTGTTAAAACATTTGACCCAAAACAAGTAATTGTAAACATAGGTTTACAGCAGATTGGTGGTTTCGCTGATGGCGAATTCATAAACGTATCAAGAGATGAAGATAGTTTCACAAAGGTGTCTGGTGCTGATGGTGAGGTGAGCCGTTCAAAGTCAAATAATAAAATGGGTGAATTAACGCTCACTTTATTACAGACAAGTTCATCCAATGATATTTTATCGGGGTTTATGCTTGCCGATGAGCTAGGCAATAGCGGGATTTTTTCGGTTTTCATAAAGGACGCACTAGGACTTTCAACTATTTTTGCCGCTGAAGGCTGGATTAAAAAAGCGCCTGATACAACTTTCGATAAGGAACTCGGAAACCGTGAATGGGTAATTGACCTAGCAAACTTTGACGTTTTTGTTGGTGGCAACTAAACATGAAAGCAATATTTGAAAAAAAAATAAATGGTCGTTCATGTACGGTTAATCAATTCCCTGCTTTTCGTGGTTGGAGAATCTTCACAAAGTTATCACGTTATATTTTGCCTTCGCTTGCGTCCGCCGCTGGTTCCGTCAAAAATTGGGAAAATTTAGAAATTGAAGGCGATGCGTTAGCAAGTGCTGTAAGGACGTTATTTACTGAACTTGACGCAGATAAAAGCGAGGAATTATTAAGAGAATTGCTTGAATTAACATGGGTTGAAGGTAAAGAAGTAATCCCACAATTTGATATTTTGTTTCAGGGTGAATATGGGTTTCTGGTTAAGTTAATCGGGTTTGTTGTAGAGGTTAACTATAAAAGTTTTTTGGGCGAAAACGGATTCGGCATTCTCAAGGAGAAAATGAATATTCAAACAGAAGCGGCTTAACACCTTCAAAGGAAATTGAAAAAGATTGGTTTATTTGGCGGCTTGTTGTCGCAAAAATTGACACGCTTGAAGCAATTGAAACCTACTGGAGTTTTGAAGATGTAGCAAAGTATCACGAAATTATGGATATTCAGGATGAAATTGAACGCAGGGAAGAATTAAGGATGAAAAATAGTAAATGATTGTACGTGAACTATTCACTTCGTGGGGTTTTAATGTTGATTTTAAAAACCTAAACAAGATGGATAAAAAGATCGACAACATAGCCAAGGGAATGGGGAGGGTTGGCCGTGGGTTTAAGGATATGTCCCGACGTGCTCAGGAATTTGGTTTAAAAGGAACATTGTTTATTAGTGCGCCGATTGCGTTACTTGGAAGATCAATAATTAAAACGTCCGGCGATTTTGAAAAAAGCATGAACAACGTTTCAGCTTTAACGCAGGCAACAGGGGAGGAATTTATAAAACTTGAAGCACTCGCAAAAAGTTTAGGTTCAACTACCCAATTTTCAGCGAAAGAAAGCGCGGACGCAATGGGGTTTTTAGCTCAAGCCGGATTAACCACAAAACAAATTTTAGGCGCTTTACCTTCAACGCTGTTACTCGCTGGTGCTGCAGATATTGAGTTTGCTGAAACTGCTGATATTGTAACTAATGTTATGTCAGGTATGGGTATTAAATCTGATGAGCTTGGAAATGTCGTTGATATAATGACAAAAACATTCGTTTCATCAAATACTAATTTAAAACAATTAGGGCAAGCAATGAAGTTCGCGGGTTCTGTTTCTAAAGGTTTCAATTTTAATTTAAAGGATACGGTTGCCACACTTGGTTCTATGGGTAACGCAGGCATTCAAGCTGAAATGGCAGGGACGGCATTACGTGGCTCTTTTCAAAAATTAAGCAATCCATCTAAAGAAGCCCAACGTATTTTAAAAACATTAGGTGTTCAAACAAGCGATTCAACAGGGAAATTTAGAAACCTACTAGACATTTTAGACGATTTAAAAAAAGCGAATATTACAACCGCTCAAACACTCAAATTGCTTGGTGTAAGGGCGGGAACCGGTATTAATACGCTTTTACAAGGTGGCATTGAAAAAGTGAGAGCGTTTTCCAAGTCATTAGATGATGCTGGTGGTATCGCTAAACAAATAAATGATACAAAACTAAAAGGCTTAAACGGTGCATTGAAACAATTAGCAAGCCGATGGGAAGCGTTAAAAATAGCGATAGGTAACGCTGGACTATTACGGTTTGCTACTGACACATCAAAATCACTTTCTCGATTGATAAAATGGTTCGGAAATCTAAGTAAAACTACATTATTAGTTATTACGATATTCGGTACATTTTTCGCCATTGTGTTTCCACTTGTCTTTTTATTGGGTTCGATGGGGTTTGCTATTATTGGATTAGCTAGTGCATATGGTATTTTAAAAACTGTAATAATAGCAGTTAGAGCGCAATTTTTAATCATGCAAGGTGCAATACTTGTTGTTCCTATTTTACTTGCCATTGCTGGTGCTGCATTTTTATTATTCTTAGATGACTTAAATAATTGGGCGGCTGGAAACAATTCAATTATTGGCGAATCTATTGGCAGTTGGGACAATTACCTTCTAGCATGGAGGCTATTGTGGGATGATGTTGTAGCATATTTGGTTAAGAAAAAAGATTCATTGTTTAATATTATGAATAAACTGGTTCAAAACTTTATTGATTTGGGCGCTATGATGGCATCACCTTTTACTAATGTTATTAATAAAGTTGGTGAACTTGTTGAAACATTAAAAAAAGAATTCCCCGTTATTAAGAAAATCACTGATAGTATTGGCGGGTTTTTAGGTACGGTTTCAGGCTTTTTAGGCATTGGAGGTGATAATAATAATCCAGCAGTAACACCAAATTCAATCGCTAGTACTTCAGATATACAAAGTACCGCTAAGGCACTAGCGCCGAACAATAATAACTCAAACAAAAATTTTAATAGTAAAACTGAAGTTACCTTAAACGTAAACGCGGCATTATCGAAAGAAGGAATTGAAGAAACCGCCGAACAATTGGAGGCACTCGTGGCGGGTATTAATGAGCGTGAATTGAGGAAAACCAAAAACGAACTATTGGCCGCACCATAATGGCATTTGAATTTTTATTCGCAAGTAAGCCAAAGGCTCAATTTAAGGGAATTAATGTTATTTCATTTGATGCGAGTTTAAGTGAAAGCCATGTCTATGAGGCTCAGGTTACAACAAACCCAGTTGAAACCGGCGCAAATATTAGCGATAACATTTTGATTAATCCGGTGGCCTTAAACATAACGGGATTTATCACTGATACACCACTTAAATTTTTTCAAGGATTACGCAATAAAATAAACGGTTCCGGTGAATTGTCAAAAACAGCACACGATCAATTGGTTGAACTTTTTAATAGTCGCCAAAAATTTGAAGTTGTTACAGGGTTAGCCGTTTACAAAGACATGATATTAAAACGATTAACTTTTCCCCGTGATAACAAAACAGGTAAAGCTATTCGTTTTGATTGTCAATTAGTCCAAATTATTTTGGCCGATTTTGAAACAACAGATATTAATGAAGAAAATATAAGCGATACACAAAATACAAAAAATCAAGGTTCAGAAAAA